AGCCAATCCGCCGCCGGTTGATCCGCCAGTACCGCCAGAGATACCGCCCGGTGATGGCGACCCAGCTACTGGATTTATCAAGGCCCCACCGGCAAGCGGTGGATGGGGTTTCCACGAGGATTTGGGCTGGGTCTACTACCCCGGTTCTGGTGGTGGCCCAAAAAGATAATTGATGCGCAGTAAGATCGCCGGGTGGTTACTCTGCTTGGCGATCTTCCACTCGCCCGAAGGTAGAGAATTGCGGATTGAAACGCAGCACCTTGCAGCCGTTCGACCGGCTGATGCGGTGCAGCAGAATGTAGCTCCAGGCACCAAGTCTATTCTTTATGTCGGCAGTCAGAAGTTTGGAGTGATCGAAAGTCTTGCCGAGATCGATACTATTATTAAAGACTGCATTACAAACGGAGAACCGCAATGACCGCATTTGTAATCAGTTCCGGACACGCGAAGCATGTAGCTGGTGCCATAGGAATTATCTCAGAGGTAGAGAATGCTAGGCTTGTCACCGAGAAGGTTGCCAGTGAACTGCGCGAGATGGGAAACACGGTCTATACCTACCACGACAATACTTCTGATACTCAGAGCGAAAATTTAGATGCGATCGTGGCGGCACACGAGTCATATCAGCGCGATTACGATATCTCTGTTCATTTCAACAGTTACGATGATCCTGACGCGCATGGCACTGAGGTGCTGTATCTGACACAGCAAGAGCTAGCTGAAGACCTCTCCGCGGCGATCGCTGCGGCCAGTGGATTGTATGACAGGGGTGGGAAGTACCGTGATAATTTGGCCTTCCTGAACAACACGTCCCGCCCAGCCGTGCTACTTGAAATCGCATTTGTCACGAATCAAAATGACGTTTCCATATATCAGGACATGTTCGAAGCTATTTGCTTCTCGATAGCTGAAACACTCGATGATTACGGAAAATTGGAGATAGCATGACAGTAACATTCGCCGGTCCGTGTTCGTGGTTTGGGGGAAGTTCTGACACTGGCGTCAGCGAGACAGAAGGCTTGGCCTTTATCTTTTCCTACGACCAAGCACCGTGGTTGTTCTATCCTGAAGCCGATCGCGATCCTAGCACTGGGCTGGCTCGCAATCTCGCATCTGAGACAGTCAGCTATGTGGCCTGTCGGTGGGACTACGAAGTGACACCGAAGGAGGTATTAGCACAGCCAATCCCGGCGCTCGTGCGGGCGCCGAAGACCGGACGTGAACGGCTCGCCCTCCCCGCAGATTGGGGTCCACATGAGGAGAAGACAGGTGGCCGCGCAGCAGACCTGTCCAAGTACCTACTTTCGCAACTTGGAATAACGACTGACGATGACGTAGAAGTTTTTTATCCGGCACCGCACGCGCCGATCAAGGATAAGGTTAAACAGCGTATCAAAAAGCGGCGCGAGGTGATAAAACCAAAACGCAAAGCTCGGCGCCAAGCCAGGAAGAAAAAATAAAAGGGCGGCCCTCGCGGACCGCCCTCCCAAAATTTTTAGTTCTTCACTCTGATGTCGTAGTACGTTTGTACTCCTTCATCACACCCTTCTGAGAAAGTCTGGGATCTCGTCGCTGAATTCTTGTTCTCGGATCTTGTGCCAGTCCTCGCCTGTGATCTTGAGAGGTTTATCTATCGAAGGCGATCGTGGCGGCTTCAGCAATCGCTTGCGTTCTTGTCTCAGTGCGGTGATACGGTTTACTAAGCGAGATAGTCTTTTGAGATCGCGTTCTAGGCTGTCTTCGATCTCACTTAGTCGCGCACTGTGTTTTGTTGCCAGTGTAATTCTGGTCATGGTTTCACCTATTCAATTGTCAAACATCCGGCGTTGCCGCCGATCACCCGCTCATCGGATGATGCAATGACTATAGCAGGATATCCGTACTACTGCTGGCTGTATCTCGGAATGATGTTAGATAGCCACATTTGTCCGCACCATTACTTCGCAAGTGCGCTGTTGATAGTTGTGTCAGTTACGGTTTTAGGGATACTTCTCGCTTACAACCTAGGAAAACATCAATGACTTAGCGGCAATTCCCTCGCGCATTCCTAACAAACAAAGATGAAAATTATTTTTGATCGCGTCAGGTTGTACCGCCGACAAACAGCCCTGCGATCCATAAAAACCCAACAATGATGATGATCCACATCACGATCTCAAGCGGATCGAAATCCTCCGGTGGCGGGCCATAAATAAATCTCTTACGAGCTAACATTGCGTTTCTTCTTCATCTCGCCGATCCACTCCATTAGCCCATCATAAAGTATGAGCTTGCATCGGGTAGCGTCTTCTTCTGACATATCATCGATTTCGGCCAATTGTTCGTCTAGCTCGTAATCGATAAGCCGATTGATCCTTGGCAGAACCCTGTCGACAAAGACAAGCTTGCGGATGGTGTTGAGTGTTTTCATTTGTAATGTCGTTGTTCGAATTCGATCATGTCCAACGTCGACTTGAGTTGACGCAAAGAGTAGCGAGCCTCATCCAATTTGACTCCGAAGCGCGCTTTATCGCCTAGGATCATATGCAGTCGCATGGCGTTGATCGATGCGCTAACTTCTGCCAAATGCTGTCCAGCGTCAAACATTTTTGCGCCTAACATCGCTCTGATCATCGGCTCTTCGTTCGAAAGTTTCTCTTCGGCCATTTGCGTTTCAACCTGTTGTTCTTAGCTTCGATGCGCTTGTTCTTGCGGCGCAAAGCCAGATCGCTGTACTGGCCGTGCTGGCCGCGCACCCGCGTTTCGATGTCGTGATCGTCAGCGAGGACGTAGGCTAGATATTCGGGATCATTAGCAGGCGGATTGTAATCGCCATTGGCATCACGCGGGCGATTCACCAACGCTGGACGATGGTGGAGTTCGATCGGCATATCACAGCCGAAAAATTCCTCTAGCTTCCAGCGGATGCGCTTATTGGTGCTACGGTGGCTTTGGGCGGCGAAGGATGGCGTAACCTTGGCTTCGCGCATCTGCCGGTCAATGACGGCCTCGCGCACATCTTGGGGAATGTACGGCCTAGGCAGCTTTCCCGGCATTTCTCTTCAACTCCCGTGGGTGAACGCCGATCATGTCGGCGAGTAGCTCCAGCACAGCTTCCTTCGATTTTTCGAATTCTTCGTAATCCATTTCGGGATCGTATTTGTAGCGTTGCGAAGTCGGGGTCCAGATCATGGCTACGTTGCCTTCGACTTGGCAGTAACTGGTAGTCGAGCTTTCGATCACATAGTCTTCAAATACTTTGGCGTCGTGGCGCGTTTGGAAGATGCGCGTTTTCTCAGCGCAGTACCCGCATTTAGCCAAGCACCAATAACGCAGCCGACTGACAGTCGGGAATCGCGATGCGAGGTGTTCAGGGAGATTGTCAAAAGCTTCCTTGACCAGTGCCATAAATTCATTGTGCGACTTGACGCTGCGCTCGCGCATTGCGCGCATCTGGTAAAGCTCGCCCTTATCGAATTGACGCATACATAGCGGCAACGATTCGGGTGTAGGCACCATAGCCTCGCCAGTCCAAGTAAAGACGGCTGGCCGTAGGTCTTTCATGCTGCCTGCGCTCGCCGCTCATCAAGGCGCTCGATTGCCTTGTCTACTTCCTTCAGAAATACCGTGACTTCGCGTTCCAGAAAGCCAATCACTTCGTTGTCGCGGTTAATGCGATGGATTACCAATTGATCGGATTCCGGCCAGCGCGGATCGAATGAAACCCAATGGCACCATTTGCGTCCAGTGCAGGCTAATTGCCATTGAACCTGATAACGATAGGCGAGATCTATTTTATCGGTGTCGGTGATCAAGTTGGTGTAATGCGTGTGCATTTCCGGACACTTGATTTCCAATAGCCCATCTGCATCAACTAGCCCGTCAGGCGAGGCGCCGGCCATCTTGATGGTAGGATGGATCACGAACCCGGCGAATTCGACCGTTTTTCCCATGGCAAGATTATAAGCCGATCGCGCCATAGGTTCGGTTTCCTTCCCCCATTTCATCGCGGCGTTTTCATAGCTGGGAACCATCATGCCGGTGCGACGCTCGACAATAAGTTGCGCACGATATCGATCGCGGCTGGTAGCGTAGCCGCCGCGGACGGTAGCTGTGATTTTGTGAATAGCTGATGCAGTGGCACGACCGATTCGTTCCGGCGACAGCTCGCCCCAATCCTCGCTCATTTCTTGTTCTTTCTTTTGGATACGCTCGACAGGGATCGTTTGGCTAATTCCTCCGGAATGTCCTCAAGCTTTTCTATCTTCCTATTGGCGAGAATGCTGATGTTCTCCAGCACCCACGCTTCGGTCTTTTCGTCTTTGGCGTCGATGATGATTTTGAGTTGTTCAAGATCTTCTGGCGTTATTTTCTTAGCTTCGCCATTGACCTTGCCAACCGACTGGGCGTCATCATCCTTCGCCGCGGCAATGCCTAAGATCGCTTTCTTGGTGTACTTCTGCTGATAGGTCAGCGCTGATCCCTGCGACTGGTTGTAATTCTTTGACCCGGTCTTATCGAGCGGGCTGCGCAGCGTCGTGCGTTGCATATGGCCAAGCCCATGCATCAGGACGCATGTCGTGATGATGTCGGTTTCAGTCTGGTCGATCTCATAATTGGTGGCCAGATTGTGCCGGCTTAAAGCCATGTCGACGGCTTCGTTAATCGCATCCATGGTTTCATATTCGTAGCGGGTGCGGCCTTTCTCGGTGGCGAAGTCCGCTTTCTCGCCTTTCAGGATCGGCATGAATTCCCGCTTGGCAGCGATCAGGTCTTGGATGAAGGCAACGCGCGCCTCTTCCTTACGCCACCTTTCTTCGCGCTCGTCTTGGGTTTGCTGCCAGCGTTCGGCCAGGACAGACAAACGCTCAATCACCTCGACTGATGCGCCGGCCGTAATCGCTCGAGCCATCAATTCTAGGGGGGACATCGGCGCCGACTGGGTCTGGATCACTGTCGGGTCCGATATCGGAGCCATACCACCCGGCGGCGGTAGCTTTACTTCTGGATTAGTCTTGGTCATGGGATCACCTTTCTGGGGCGGCCGACCGGCCGCTTTTGCTTGTATCCACCTTCGCTCAAGCCTACGGCCTTAGCGACTGCATTAATGGCCTCGTTTACTCTGCCATGATTCGAT